CTCCCATAAGGCAGAAGTTGAGCTATTAAAATTTGTGACTCCCTTGTTTTAAAAACCCCGGCGGTAACCGAGTAAAAATAAACAAATTAATCATAAATTCTATTCGGCTACAACCCCGGTCGCCTTTCGACGCCCACCCCGGCCACAGGGGTGTATTTTATTTATACTGTTTTTATGCCACAGTAGGCATTGCGTCATATATATAACGCAGAGGCGGTGCACCAGTGAAGAAATAAGTTGTAAAGTCTTCACCAGCCGCAACATATGATTCAACACAATAAATTTCAGATACTCCTGGATCTCCTGTGTACATATCAAAATTGAACTCGCCATTAATGATCCTATCATAAGGATATCCACGATCGTAATCAGTATCTCTTTCCTCATAATTAGTACGCTTTCCTGGTTCAAATCGTAATGGTGTGTAATAAGGTATCTCAACCTCCACTGTTGAATTAACAGTTGAGTGATTTAGTGTCATACCAGCCAAACCCGTGATTGGATCTATACCAGCTGTTACACCTCCGCCCATGACAAATTGTCTGATAAAACCATTCGTGCTTCCGAACACAGGATTCAATGTGCTGACACCTTCTATACATAAGTCAGTTTGACCATTTCGTACATTGCGGTGTTCAACTTTGTTTGGAAGATTATTTACACCACGACCCATAGGTATGAATTTCCATCTTATGGACCCTCTTGAACCGGAATACCCTAGGGTGATGTAATTAAGTAATGTGAAATTGACAAAATTATAAAATCCGGCTGGTGCAACTGTAGGTGTAACAGCAAAGGGCGTAGGCCCTTTAAGTCTTGGAAAAGCAGACCTAACAAATTTCAGTTGCTTGATACCTATAGTAGCACTACCTCGTGCCAAGATACGTTCATGAGCTGTAAATCTTTTAAGTAAGGGACGAAATGATTCAATAATTTCACCATAATAAACATCTCCTACTTTCGTTGCCATTTTCGCACCTGTGAATTCCATACATGGCTCTTGTGTTGGTGCGTTTTCTTCGACAACATCACCCTCAGCATGTATTTCACCCAATTGAGGTTCCAGTTCACCAATTTGTGCACCAAAACCAACTGGCTCCACTTGATACCGTGATAACAAATTTGTTGGTTCACGGAATGTCAAATCCTTTCCACCCTTGATGTACACATTAACTTGTACATCATTGTTAGCTAGACTACTTGGTGTTGTCAACTCATTGAGAACATATACAGACAGTGTTCCATTAAACAATGTATCACTGATAGCAGTGTATCTGGTTGTGCTGTACACTTCTGTTGTCGCATCTAAACCTGGCGCTGGCATCTCCATAAATGTCTGCACTTGATTCATTGGAATGGATATTGTACAATCAGTTTGATGTCTCAAATCGATCACTTTCGAATAAGAAGTCAAATACTGATCATGTGTACCACCAGCAGTGTCAGATGCATAGTTTGGATCATACACAATACGCAATTTACCATTGTGCATTTTGGAACAAACTACTTGCAACCTATACTCCAAAGAACCACTCCATGAATTAAATGGTAGTGCTGCAAAACCTGTAGATGTTAGTGAAATGATTCCACCAGTGTCACGCCATACCATAGGATTCACACGAACATTAAACAAGAATGTCTCTGGTCCAGACGCAATGGGCCAATCGAATGTTGTAAACCATGATTCATGACTCACAATATTCTGTATGGATAATGGATCAACTGATGCATCCATTCCACTCAAACGTGGATCTATTGACATCTCTTGCTTATCATCAACTGTTAATCGAATACTTCGATCAGGCACAGTCGTCAATGCAAAAGATGATGTTGCCTCTGGTTTCAATGGATCGACATCCTTTGTTTGAGGTGGTCTGCTCATACCAAACAATTTTGCCATGCTTGCCACTCCAGTAGCCATCGCTGCTGTAGCATCCGCATATGGAGCAATATATGGTACTTTGCCTAATTTGGCTGCCATGCCAGCAACTTTTGTTGCAGGTCCTGAAATGGTGCCACTAGCATTAGCTTCATCAATCTCTCCCATTTGTGGGACAATCGCCGATGAATCAACACTAGTAACACCAGCCAATTCAACATCCTTCAACCATGCAAAAGTGGTAACTGTCACATCATCTGTGCCATTGTTAGCATGTTTCAAAACATTCAAAGTACGCAAATAAACGTTTCCAAGATTTATCCATTCTCTTTTAGTGATATTTAAGTAATCTCTATGATAAAAGAATGGCATTTCAAGATAACCACCTGATGAATCTGATGGATCTATGAACACCTTAGGCAAATTTGTCATTCTCACTAATGCATCC